GCATTAGAAATGGCAGGAGAATAACATGGCAAACAAAACTGTAGAAGCACCAAAAGGTTTTCACTGGATGAAGTCAGGTAAAGGATACAAGCTGATGAAAGGTGAATATAAACCTCACGCAGGTGCAGTAAAGAAAGCTTCGTTTGAAGTACAGAAAGTTCACAAAAAATGACACGAGTATTAACTGATAATCAAAAAAAGTTTTTAGAAGTATTGTTTGAAGAAGCAGGTGGTAGTCACGTTGCTGCAAAAAGACTTGCAGGTTACAGTGAAAATACACCAACTAAAGCTGTAACTGATTCTTTGAAAGATGAGATAGTAAGTGCAACAACTGACTACCTAGCTCAGATTGCACCTAAAGCTGCTGTAGCTATGGCTAGAGCATTAGATGATCCTACTGAGTTAGGCATACGAGATAAAATGTCAGCCGCTAAAGACTTATTAGATAGAGGTGGATTTGGTAAAGTAGATCGTGTAGATGTTAATTCATCTGGTGGCGGTGTATTTATATTACCAGCTAAAGAAGGTAAGAACGAATAAAACGTGAAGACTTAGGGTATTGGGAATTACCTAAACCTAAAAGAGGAAAAGAAAAACACTGGCACACTATTGCTAGAGTATCGTTAAAAACTGTACCGTTTGGTTATAAGATTAATGACAACAACGACAGATTATTAGATCCTGTACTTGATGAGCTAGAAGCACTAGAAGTAGCTAAAAAACATTTACTGCAGTATAGTTATAGAGAAGTAGCTCAGTGGTTATCAAGACAAACAGGCCGAAGTATATCCCACATGGGACTAAAGAAAAGAATAGACATTGAGCGAAAACGTAAAAAAACAGTTGCTATTAAACGTAGGCTTGCCCAGCGACTTGCCCAAACGCTCCAAGAAATCGAGAACCTCGAAACGCAAAAAGTCGGAACCTACTCTAGTTAAAAAAGTTGACGCTGTACCTGCTAAACCTCTAGCACCAGCATACGATGTACAAGAAGCTCAAGACGTAGTCTTCAAAGCTAATGAAGGACCACAGACAGACTTCTTGTCTTCATCGGAGAGAGAAGTACTTTACGGTGGGGCAGCAGGTGGTGGTAAATCTTACGCTATGTTAGCTGATCCACTACACGGATTAAACAACGCAAACTTTAGTGGACTACTAGTTCGGCACACTACAGAAGAACTAAGGGAACTTATACAGAAAAGCCAAGAGTTATATCCTCGTGCTATACCCGGTATAAAGTGGTCAGAAAGAAAAAGCCAATGGATTTCACCTAGAGGTGGTAGACTTTGGATGTCTTACTTAGACAAAGATATGGACGTTACTCGTTACCAAGGACAAGCTTTTAATTGGATAGGCTTTGACGAGTTAACACAATGGAGTTCTCCTTACGCATGGGATTATATGAGATCTCGTTTACGTAGTGCATATTCTAAGGAATTAGGTTTGTACATGAGAGCTACAACAAACCCCGGAGGTGCAGGACATCAATGGGTTAAGAAAATGTTTATTGATCCTTCTCCTTATAACAAATCTTTTTGGGCTACTAACATTGAAACAGGCGACACTATTACATTTCCTAAAGGCCACACTAAAGAAGGCGAACCATTATTTAAACGTAGGTTTATACCTGCAAGTTTATTTGACAATCCATATTTATCTGAAGGTGGCGACTATGAAGCAATGCTTTTATCGTTACCTGAACATCAAAGAAAACAACTACTAGATGGAAACTGGGATGTTAACGAAGGTGCAGCATTCCCTGAATTTAACAGAAGTATACACGTAATTGATCCTTTTAAAATACCTCAAAGTTGGTCTAGATTTCGGGCCTGTGATTACGGATATGGGAGCCACACAGGTGTACTTTGGCTTGCAGTTTCTCCTAGTGATCAATTAATTGTGTACAGAGAATTATATTGTTCTAAAGTTACAGCGACAGACTTAGCTGATATGATCTTAAATGCTGAACAAGAAGACGGAACAATTAGATACGGTGTCTTGGATAGCTCCCTTTGGCATAAGAGAGGTGATACAGGTCCAAGCCTTGCAGAACAGATGAATATGAAGGGATGCAGATGGCGTCCTTCTGATCGTTCTAAAGGCTCACGAGTGGCAGGTAAAAACGAGCTACATAGACGCCTACAGGTAGACGAGTTTACAGACGAACCTCGCCTTGTATTCATGTCTACCTGTACAAATACAATATCGCAAATACCTGCGTTACCGCTAGATAAGAATAACTCAGAGGATGTAGATACTAAATCAGAAGACCACTTGTATGATGCTTTAAGATACGGTATAATGACACGACCTCGCAGTTCAATATGGGATTTTAACCCAGCAACACAACGATCAGGCTTTCAAGCGTCTGATCCTACATTTGGATACTAGTACCTATGACTGATACAAACAACTTTATGGAAACTGATGCGTCTTCTTCTTTAGATGACATTAAAGATACAGAAAATTCAGACGATCCTAAATCAGGAAGTATAGTTCAATTAGTTGAACAACGATTTAAAAAAGCTGAAGATGCCAGATTTATAGATGAACAACGATGGATGAGTGCTTATAGAAACTATAGAGGTTTATATTCAGACGATGTTAAGTTTACTGAAGCAGAAAGATCTAGAGTATTTGTTAAAGTAACTAAAACTAAAACTCTTGCTGCATACGGACAAATTGTAGATGTGTTATTTGGTAATAGTAACTTTCCATTATCGGTAAACCCTAGTCGTTTACCTGAAGGTGTAGCTGAAACAGTTTCGTTTGAGTCAGATAAACAAGGACAAAAAATAACTGAACAATCACAGGCTGCATTTTCTAAAGCAGATCCTGTAGAGCGAAAGCCTTTGTTTAGTCCTGATGTTAAATTAGAACCCGGTGACACTTTAGATAGTCTTAGAGAAAGACTAGGGCCACTCGAAACACGACTAGATACAGTAGCTGATTTACTCATAGAAAATCCAGCAGTGTCTGCTACTGGTGTTACGTTTCATCCTGCAATGGTTGCAGCTAAAAAGATGGAAAAGAAAATACATGACCAACTAGAAGAAGCTAACGCTAATAAACAATTACGATTAGCTGCATTTGAGTTAGCTTTATTTGGCACAGGTATTATGAAAGGTCCACTTGCAATAAACAAAGAGTATCCTAATTGGGATGATGAAGGTAACTATGAGCCTGTAGTAAAAACTGTACCATCTACAAACTACGTATCAGTGTGGAACTTTTATCCTGACCCTGATGCAGCTAACATGGATGAAGCAGAGTATTGTTTAGAACGACACAAAATGTCTCGCTCACAAATGAGAGCGTTAAAAAAACGTCCTTTCTTTAGATCTAACGCAATAGATAACGCTGTTGAATTAGGTGAGTCCTACGAAAAGAAATGGTGGGAACAAGAAATGGAAGATGACGCACAGCAAAGTTCTGCAGAGCGTTACGATGTACAAGAGTTCTGGGGTTTTATGGATGTAGAAGTCTTAAAAGAACACGACATAGATGTACCAAAAGAATTAAAAGACTTAGATGAAGTAAGCGTAAATGTATGGGTTTGTAATGGACAAGTATTACGTTTAGTTATGAATCCCTTTAAACCAGCCATACTACCTTACTATGCTGTACCTTACGAAATTAACCCTTATAGTTTCTTTGGTGTAGGCATTGCTGAAAACATGGATGATACACAAACTCTTATGAATGGGTTTATGCGTATGGCTGTAGACAATGCTGTACTCAGCGGTAACTTACTTATAGAAGTAGACGAGACTAACTTAGTTCCCGGCCAAGACATGAGTGTGTATCCCGGTAAAGTATTTAGACGACAAGGTGGCGCACCGGGTCAAGGTATCTTTGGTACTAAGTTTCCTAATGTAGCTCAAGAGAATATGCAGCTATTTGATAAGGCTCGTGTACTAGCTGACGAAAGCACAGGCTTTCCTAGTTTTGCTCACGGACAGACAGGTATCCAAGGTGTAGGACGAACTGCATCAGGTATCTCCATGCTTATGGGTGCGGCAAATGGTAGCATACGAACAGTAGTTAAAAATGTTGACGACTATTTATTAGCACCAATGGGACGAGCTTTCTTTAGTTTTAATATGCAGTTTGATTTTGATGCAGAGATTAAAGGTGACTTAGAAGTTAAGGCTAGTGGTACTGAAAGTCTAATGGCTAACGAAGTACGTAGTCAACGACTAATGCAATTCTTAGGTGTAGTACAAAATCCTGTGCTTGCACCATTCGCTAAGATGGACTTTATTATTAGAGAGATAGCTAAGAGTATGGACTTAGATCCTGACAAAGTTACTAACTCTTTAGGTGATGCAGCTATACAAGCTGAGATGTTTAAAAAGTTTAAAGAAGAAAACCCTGACCCTGCTCCAGAAGCAGCAGCATCTCCACAAGGTGCGCCTCCTGTAGCACCACCTACTGGTGGACCTAATAGACCACCTGCTGGAGGACCACCTCCTCAACAACCTCCTGCTGGAGTACAAGTACAAGATACAGGTGGAACAGGTGGTGGAACTATAGGTACAGGTACAGTACCAACTCCGGGTGAGCAAGGCTTTAGTGGAAACGTACAGTAATCTATGAGAGAGCTAAAACAAATAGTAAACACAAAACCTGTATGGGATTCTTTTTTAGAGTACTTAGATGAAACTATTATAACAGTTCAAAAACGATTAGAACAAGAAGTAGATGTCGAAAAGATATATAGAGCGCAAGGTGAGATAGCTGCACTTAGACGTTTAAAGTATATGCGAGATGAATTTAATAGCGATCCTAAAGGTTTATACTAATGGCTGAAAAAGATTATTCTTTACCCTTTATGTCTGCAGAAGTAGCAGAAGATAAAAAAAATGTAAATATATTAACAGGTACTCCTCTTAATCCTAAGATAATGATAGGTGGAGATG